TTTAACAGCCGTATCAATGGCTTTAGCCAACCCTACAAATATAGTTATTAGTCCCTGCGCAATAAGCAACCCAGCCATAGCACCAATAAGACCTGCAAGCAAAGACATGACTTGACGTACATTCTCACCTAGCCAAGTAAGACCTTGACTCAAAAGATCAAGACCGCCCTTAAAGGTGTGTGAGGCATCAAGAGCCATCCCAATTTTAATTAGGAAGACATCCCAATCAGTTGAGATACGTCCAAGTGCTGCTTGTAAGGTATCCACAGGCTTAGCAAGGTCAATGTGGTAAAGTTCTGCTGCTGCATCTTGGAAGGCTTTAACGAAGGCAGGCCCTGATACCTGACCCTTCTTAAGCATTTCTTCAAGCGCTGCACCACTTGCACCCATGGCATGCTTAGCAATATTCATGGCAGCTGGGAAATCATTAGACAAACGGGTTACCAAGTCACGAGAGGTGACATAACCACGTGACATAATTTCATCAAAGGCCTTTAAAGCATTTGCACTGTCTTGGCTAGACAAATGCATCACCCCAAAGGTAACTGCAAGGTTACGGAATTGTGTATCTGCAGCATGTACAGAAGTACCAGAGCCAACAGCCGAAGCTACGAAGCGGTTGAATGCAGGTGTAAGTGCTTCTAGTGAAGTACCAGATTGTCTGGCGGCATCAACTAGAACTTTAAACTGCACAGCACCCATCTCAGTAGAGTTGGTCACTGCAGTCTGAACTTGAAGAACCTTCTCGTACTCTATGGTAGCATGACTAAGAGCTTCAACTGCACCTATAGAACCTGCAGCAAAGGCTGCCAAAGCAGCAATTGACCCACCAATAGCAATCCCGTGCTCTTTCATCAAGGCAGTAGATTGTTGCAGTTGCATTGCCACAGTACCCATAGGCCCACCCACCATGGAGAAGGCATTCTGCAGAGCACCAAAGCTTGCGACCAGAATATGAGGTCCTTGAGCTGCTGACGAGAACTCTCTTTGTACCATAGTCAAAGCTTCCTTAAGCTTCAACTGTTCCGATACAAATTGTTCCGTAGACATCTGAGAAGACCTTAATGCTTCAGCATAAGACCTCACAGCATCCGAAGCACCAGTATTGAAGGACTCCGCCTGCTTTGGCGAAATCTTCCCTTGAGCAGCAGCCCTATTGACTTGATCTTGGAAGAGTGTTAATTGTGATTCTGCACGTTGAATTGCAATGGCTTGTCTAGTCCACTGCGCTTCTTCTGCTCGCCCAGCTGTTTCAGCATCCTTAGCAGTCTGCAGGGCTTGTTTTTGATACTGCATCTGCTCTTCAAAACCAAGTTGAACCCGTTGCATACCTAAGGGGTTCAAATTAGTCTGAGGAGGTGCAGTAGTGATAGCCTTGGCAAACTTTTCATATGCAGCAGAGGCAGCAGCAATCTGATCCGTCTTAATTGAAGGATCAATATTGGAACGTTGAATCTGGAAGATCTGTTGTTGAATAGCCATCAGGCCTTTGACTGCTGCAGCTTCCTGCGCCATCAAGGCTCGTGTGGTTTCATCTATGTCACCCTTGCTAGTACGCATAGCCGTAGAGACTTGAGCACCAAACTTGGAGACTGTATTCATGGCCTTGTCTAGGCCATTAGTATCAACTCCGAGGCCGAAGGTTATGTTTCCAAGGTTCAATGCCATTAGAATCCTCCGGCCCCGTTGTGATCATGGTCTGCATCTAAGTCTACGTCTTTAGTAGTTATACCATTCTTCCGAGCAACCATCTTTGCAACGTGTTCGGATTCAACGGCAGCTTGGTGCTTGGAGTTATTATATACCTCGTTCTCCAGATCACTCTTAACCCTTAAGAAGGTGAGCCATCCTTTGACCTTTGATATTTTCCATCCAAGCACCTCATCTACATCCATACCCAATTCGTGGGCCACCGTGTAAGCGGACCACAGGAAGGGATTAGACCTCAGCTTGGCTTTTGTCCTCCGTTGTCGGAGTTACCCCCATTGACTTATTAATGGCGGTTTGAAGACGTTGAACATCTGCACCAAAGGGAAGAGCAAGAATTGAATCTTGGTCAGCCTCTTCAAACAGTTTGTCCTGAGAGCCCGAAAGATAGACATACTTGGTGATCATTTCAGCCATGCGGGCTTTTTGATCATCACCCGATTGGAAGGACAACACATCTTCCAAAGTAGGTTCACGAATGTCTACCTGAACACCAAAGAACTCAATGGTCTCCGACTTAGACTTGGCACTAAAGATTTGAGCCCTGGCGGCATCTCGTGTCACCGGCTTAGCGGGTGCCGTGATCACGGGTGCAACATTGTCAGGACCGTTAGCCGAGTCCGCTTCTGTACTTACGTTAACATTTGAATCAACCATAGTGGCCTCCTATGGGGTTGGGTTGAAGGAAAAGGAAGGGAAAATTACACCGCTGTTGGTGCACCCGTTCCACGGAGGTTAACCGTGAAGACGTTTAGACCATCAAGGGCGTTGTCCAGAGAACAATCAATCGGGAAGCATGAACCAGTCACACCGTCCAGAGGAGTTTGTCCAGTAGCACCTGAAGGCAGATACTGCACATAGATAGTAGTCTGATTCTGCCAAGAAGTGAGCAGCTGCGTAATAGCAGTGTTCAGTTTGGAAGAAGCATTGATGTACCATGCACAAGGTTGAAGCACCAGAGCAGTAGAAGGCACATACAGTGTCATCGAAACGGTTTCCGCTTCCACTTCACCTTGGTTACCTTGTTGTGCACGCTTAGCAATCTTAAAGAAGCCTCGGAACATCGTATAGCCATCGTTGTTCAGGTCAAGTGTGACCATCACAACACCGCGCGACTGAAGCACAGTTTCCCATGCGTTGGAGGCTTTAAAGATGTTGCTCAGTTCAAGAGTGGCAGAACGCAGACCGGGAACCATAACGCGGTAACCAGAGTTGCTAGCTGCATCATCATAACCCGTTTGGTCAATAGCAGTTTGGGTGATAGAGAGCTTGATACCCTTAGCCTTAGACACAGTAGTCATAGGCAGATAGTTACCAGTAGCAATGGTCACAGGTCCAGTAACGGTATACGTTGACAGGAACGTAACAGTGCCAGTCAAAAAGTCAACTGACTGTACGTTAACAGTTTGGTCAACACTGTTGTCTTTAACTGTGACAGCAACGTTGGCATCCAAAACACGGTGAGCAGCATTCGTGATTTGATAAACACGAGTAGACACCAGTGAACAAGCTTCATTGGTCAGAGAAGTAGAAGTACCACTCTTTTGAATGACTGCCGTATAACCGGTCACACCCTTAAAGATGGCATTGGCTGTAGTATTCCAAGTGCCAAGGTTAGGGTTCTGTGATTCAAAAGACTGCCCAAAGATAGTGTCCTTGGTGTTATTCAGTTCTTCATTATATGAACCTTGGTTACCCGGAAGGGTATACCAGGTAGCATTGTCCGTCGAAACCTTAATTGCCTTGTTCGACATAGTCGGCTCCTCTGAGGCTGTTTGTTAAGAACGGTAACCTGCAGAATCATAGGTTACTATGAGGCTGAGGTTTAGACTGAATAGAGGCCTGCTTTTGTCATCACGTCCGAGGTCTAGAACATCCCCGATTGTTTTAACTAGAGTCAGGTTTGGAAAGGCAGTTGGGCCTGAAGGAATGCGGACCAAAGCATCTCGGCAATTGATCAGTTTATCATATGCACTTTCATAACCACCTGGCCCTTGTTGTCCTCTTACGAGAAGTTGAATAGCTGGGTAGTCTATAGCAAGTGCAAGCTCTCCTGCCTTCCCTCCGATATGCCGGACAACAATCTGTTGATCATCTTCCGTCATAAGTCCACCAACATAAATAGTCCAACCTGTGGTTTGAACACCTGCTGCAATAAGTACGTTGGCGATTCCAATTGCAGGACTGGTAACTGTCATGGTGTGATCCCAGTCCTTAGTTTGAGGTTCTGCGTAATGCGTGTAAGCACATTAGCCCAGTCTTCGTCTATCGCCCTTTGTAGAAACTTGTCAGAAGTAGGAGCATCGTGAGTTGCAGGAATTTCATGTACATAAATTGCATAGGGAGGATCTCCACCTCTACCATATCCAATTTCTACACGTGGACTCCCTCTAAACTTCTCAACCTCTAGATAAGAACTATTGACCAAAGCCATGGTGTCTTTTGGACAATATTCTCTAGAGAGGGCTAATGTTGGTTCTAAGGCTAAGGCAAGATCATTAGGCAGCCAATCTTCTAGTTGATTCAAGTACCAGATGAGGTCATCTTCTAAAGTCTTAAAAGCCTGTTTAAGGCCCTCACCTAATGCTGCTGCTGAACTCCCATCAACCTTTATGTTTGAGTTGCCTACGTTTATCTTAATAGGCCTAATAGCTTCAGGCTTGAAGTCTCCAGGATGTTGTTCATCTCCTACAGACCTATATGTCTTACCTTTACCAGCTAGTTTGCCTTTGGCTTCTTGGGTAGCTTTAGTGCGTTCGGCCCTTTTGGTAACCCTGTCAAACTTACCAAGACTAAACTCACCTGTCTTAACCACAATATGCTCTACGTTCTTTTTCCATGTTACGAAGGTCTGCCGCCGTATGGAAGGCCTTCACTTGGTGTGCTGGAGTAACACCATCATTAGGATTAGGTGCATAGTTAGAACCAGACACATAATCTCCCAATGCCAGATAACCCTCTTCTACTACATCTATGCGGAGCAAGACCAAAGAATTGTAGGTAATCTCGTCTCCACGCATATTTGTAACTGTTCGAGAGTCTTCTGCCCACCTTGCATAAGTAAGAATGGGAGGTGCATAAGTCCATTCATTGTATGCGTTACGAGTAGTAGGTGCCCAGTAAGTAGTAACCTGATTCAGATTACGTGTTGCAGGACCCATTGAAGGAATACCAGACATGTGTCACCTATTTACCAGGAATCGCCGGGATATGAAATGTAAGAACCTGTAGGCTCACAAAACCACTTCCCACCTTTAACTCCAAACTGTGCTGGGAGCTTCTTGGAAGAAAGACCTTTCAATGCACCAGTGCTATCCAACATAATGGCCTGTTGCCCATACCTACTAGCCGCAAAACCAATCTCATTGGCAAAGGTGGCAGCTACATAAGTATCACGTGAATATTCACCAGTTTGTGACGAAGTAAGTCCACCGCGCTCAGTGAGCATAAGCATCAAATGGCAGCAGATGTACTTTTCAATTGCAGTGAATCGAGCAGTGGAGAAGTTTGCATTGACCAGAGTTTCCGAGACAAAAAGGTTCGCATCATCAAGAAAGCCCTGAATGGCATCATCTGCCAAATCAGGAGGCACTTCCATTGAGTTGCGGATAATGTCCGGAGTGTTCAATGACATGCAAACTTCTCCACTTAAGGTTCAGTTAGGTGCAGTTAAACTTTAGGTGCAGTTGCAGCAGTTGCAGCCGTTGTAGCAGATGCAGGTGCAGCAGCAAGAGGAATAAACTTGTCTTTGAAGGAAGCATATTGAGTATCAGACAAAGGAACTTTGTCCCCACCAATAGCTTGCATTCGTTCGCCATCAATCACGTACCAATGCTCATGCGTATCTTTCAACGTATAGAGCTTCATCCCTTCAGGAACGGCTTCAGTACCAGCCGCAACTTGTTTCTCAGCCAAAGTCATACCCTTCATATGAAAGGGTGAACCTGGAGCAAACCTCATATGAGGAGCCCGTAGTGGTTCACCATCTATGTCGGCATTGTCCCAATTGACCCTATCATACATTTGAGCCTGAATGATCATGTTCTCTTTACGAGTGGTCATGGTCTACTCCTGTTAATGAGCCAATTGGGACCGAAAGCCATTACCCTAAGTAAACTTAGGAATAATGAGCAATGCCAGACTGTTGCAGATAGTCAGCACGAACTCGCGGCAGCATGATGCAGAACACCATAAAGTTGAGTTCAAAGCCGCCACGATCTTCCCACTCAACCAGCATGGGCTGGATACCGTCGATGAGCTGAACAACGTCAGAAGTCATCTGAATCATCAGCACATTGGTACCAGTCATACGGCTCGTAGGCATGATGCCTTCAATGCCAGGGACCTTCATAATACGTTCCAGGATGGTCGCATCGGCGTAGGTCTTGTAGTCTTCGGCCAGCGCATTGAAAACGTTCAGCGGTACTACAACCAGGTAGGGCCCGAACATATTCTTTGCCATCAGGGCGTTCTGCATAGCAATCACGTCAGCAATGACCTGAGCACCAGTTGCAGTCAGCCAAGAAGCAGTCACCGAACCCGTATTACGGTAAGGCTGCGTAGTAAGACCGTAGATCGAACCAATGTTGGCACCGATAGTCAGACCATTGAAGATGATCTGCTCAACCAGTTCCGAGATCTTACGAGTGGCCACTTCAGCCTGCGTAGTATCCAAAGGAAGGCCACCACGACGAGTAACCGCAAGGGTACGAGCGTCGATTTGGAATTCCTTATGGATCATCGGGATCGGCATGGACTGGTAGTCGAAGTCCATCTGATCCTTATCAGCCTCAGGCAGACCAGTCATGGTCACTTCGGCTGGGTTCATATCACCCGAACGCTGCCATTGCAGTTGGATAACGCCAAGCGCATTGGGGATCGGATAAGTCAGGCCACGACGCATAAGTTCATTAGCCATGATCAGACGTTCACGTGCGATCTGAATGATCACATTGTCAAACAACTTCCATTCATCATACAGCAGCACATTGTTGGTGCGCAGCGATTGAGGATCAAAGTTGTTGGCCATCAGAGTCCGCAGCTTAGAGCCACCACCAAGAGACTTGGAAGCGCCACCGCTGTTGAGAACCGTGATAGTCGGGTTAGTTTGATTACCGAACATTTGTCCCTCCTAAGGACTGAGCTTGACTAGCGAAACAGCTTAGTCGGGTTAATGTTAGCTGACGACTTCAACACGCAGGCGAGCTGCAGTGGCGGAGGCGGAGTTGTTCAGAGCTGCACGAGCAATGAACTGAGCATTAGCCGCACCACCATCTTGACCACCAGTAAGGTTAGTGGACGCAATGGCAGGAACCAGACCAGCACCAGTACCAACCACAACACCGGTAACCAGACCAGCAGCAGCCGCGTTACCAGCAATCTGAGCCAGCACTGCAGTAGCCGAAGTGGAACCAGAAGCCGGAGTCACAACGATGTTCGTATCCGTCACAGTCACGTTAGCCGAAGAGGCTGCGTTGATCGTGATCGTAATACCGTTGCCAGCGTTACCACCTTGGACGGCAGTCAGCGTAATACCGCCGTTGGAGACACCAGAGTTAATCGTGATAGAAGCTTTATCACCAGCTTCCGAAACTGCACGGACAGTACCGTCACCAGCAGATTCAAGATACTGACCAAAGCTAATGGCAGGTGCATAAGGTGCAACGATAGCATTGAACACATGACCATTTTCCAGGTTCACATAGTTCACAGCCGAGTTAACTGGCCACACTGCATTGATATCACCACCGAGCCAGAAGTCTTCCAGCGCAACTGTAGCAGGTGCACGACCAACTTGCGTTTGACGAGCAACAGTCACAGTGTTGACAGGAGCATAAGACTGACCTGACGGAGATGCCGTAGTAATGCTAGTGCTAACTTCCATAACCAGGTGGCCAGGAGTCAGCAGGGCATCAGTGTTATTGCCTTCCTTGTAGAAGACATCACTATTGCCACGAAGAATAACACGAGAAGACATTGTTCTCTCCTAAATGAGTTCCAAGGAATCCGAAACCTGCAAACATAAGCCTTTAGCTTTGGCTTTGGCTTAGTGCTTGAAGATGCCCGGACGCGCGACTTCGGTGACAACTCGTTGAGTGTTCATACGAGGAGCCGGCGGAGCACCAAACACAGTAGTATCTGCGCTGGCGTTATTACGAGATTCACCACCGTTCAGCAGTTCGGCATGCGAACCATCAAACGGAACACCTGCACGTCCAGCAAACACTGCAGGAGCAAGAGGAGCACCAGAGTTCACAACCATCGGAGCTTGGGCAGTAACTTCTGCAATGGCAGCAATGCCTTCCAGAACTTCAACATCCATGCCATTCAGAACAAGATCAGAGAACTTGTTAGAGGCATTAGCCTTGATGGTAGAGATCAGCTGCGACTTACGGTCAGCTTGAGTCTTCAGAGCACCTTCGAACATCTTACGAATTTCCGGAGGCATTGAAGACAGATAAGATTCCATAGTCGGAGTAGGCGTGCCAGTAGCGTTGGTAGCCAGAACCGAACCAGGCGAAGGAATCGTAGTAGCAGTTACAGCAGAAATATCACCTTGAACATCCGCAATCACAACAGTGGCGGAAGGATCAACGATCGCAGCAGTCTGAGCCGGATCGGTGTTGTTGACTTTCGTCATGTTAGCACCTTCAGTTTGAGAGACCGTGGTGTCAGCGGTCGGAGTAACACCGGCTTCAGATACAGTGGGCTTAGGCATCACCGTAGTCATCAGCATCACCGGCTCAGGATCACCAGTGAACTTCACATTACCAGCATCATCCATTTTATAGGAGATCTGGTAAGCAGAACCTTCCCACTCATCGTTATAAACCTGAACCACTGCATAATCTGCAGAAGCATCAATCAGGTAAACATAAGTGGCATCGTTAAACTTGGCCTTACAGGCATCATTAAGCACTTGTCGTGCATTGCCCATAAGCATGCCAGAAGGCACTTTATTGGCTACAATAGTTGAACCAGTAGCTTGGGTGTTTTGGGTGTTCTGTGCACCTTCACAAGTGCATGCTACAGGATCACTACCACCGCAAGGGCAAGATTCGTCAGTCGACTGAACCTTAACCTTCATTTCGTTTTGAACGTTCAATCTAGGAGCTCCACAACCGTTTTCCACGGAGCATGCCCCTTGCACGCCAGCTGACAACATCGCCAAGTGGTCTGAATTGATATTAGACCATTTTGCTGTATAACGCTGTCCGCGGAAACTTCCATTGCCAGGAATCACGTCACAGAAGAGTCCAGTAGAAACTTCAATTACCTCACCTGCATTTACGCGATCAATGACGTCTTGAAAGTCTCCACCTTTTTCTTGTGCAACTTGAATGTCCAACCAAGCCTCTAGCTTCAGAGCTCCATCCTCATAGTAGGAATTGAAAATAGATCCAAAGGACCAATCTTCAAGGATCTGAGGAGAGTTGGCAGAAACAAAAGCACCTTGTACTTGTGGATGGTTCATCACAATAGGACGACCATTCCATTTACCAGGCATTTGTTGTAGAGCATCTGCAGGACAATATTCCGGAGAAGCAGCATTAGCACCCTGAAGCACACTCTCACGAAGAGCTATTACAGGCACAACTAGATAGTCACGACCATTGAACTTCTCTTGACGAGTCAGTTCTGGTACAGACTGAATACGGATCTCACGGAGTTGCATTGTCATTGGTACTATGCTCCAATCAATCTTCAGTCCAGATGATGTTCACATCAAGTGCACCACCAGCGGGCCAAGCAGAGCCTGTAAGAGTAGTTGGGTTAGGAGCAAGACTCACGTTGAGAAAGTCTGTAACCCCACTAAGCGTAGGAGCACGATCATTCAACCAAGAATATTGCAGCATAAGACGGTCAATAGAACCATTAGCAGCGGGTGCAATATTCAAACGCCCACCATCTCCAAAGCCACCATCAACCACAGCACCAAGTGCTGAAGGATTGGCTCCAAAGGTTTTAATAGTTGCAGAAGGGGCATCATCAGTCAATGCCCTACGAGTACCTGACAAAGTCGTGGGAGTGCCTGCAGTATTTGCTGCTGAACGCCGAACAGTGTTAATGAAGATATTAGAGGCCGTAGTTGCTACACCTGAAAATTGAAACGCACGAATGCGTATTGTTTTGGTGGCTGAGCCCTGAATGGAAATAATGTCAGTAGGCGTTGCAGCTGGGACAAAAGCAGGAATGAAGATCGAATAGGCTCCACGCATAGGTTCGTTGTCAGAAAGCTGTATGCGGAATCCCTGCCCATCGTTGGAGTCGATCTCAACCAACTCACTACCATGGCCTGCATTAACTTTCCAGTTCATTTAATTCCCCATTCCATTTTTAACGGTTGGCATTGAACTGAATTGCATGTTCTAATTTTAGCTAGTTGCGATTGACTAATCAAGACCGCTATTTTTGGTCACAAATATTTACTGTTGACCAAACTGCCAAACTGCCTAGCTACTGAAGGGTGTACGTGAGATCGTTACAGGACCATAATTCAAGTCTGAGGTTATCCCAGAAGCAAGAACTACTTGAACTGTATATTCATAAACCCCTGCAACAATACCAGAAGCTGCCACATTAGCCTTAGTAACTATTAGTGTTGAGAGACCTTGAGTCAATGGACTAGTTGGATACCAGTTTACCAAAGAGGAAGGTAATACAATATTATGATTCTTGTCCATAAATTGCATAACCATAGAACAATTAGTTAAATCAAGAATAGTCTTGTTGTCTGACTGGAAGGCTGTGTGATTTATGGTCCAGTCTGTTCCCAACCTAAATGCAATTTGCTGATACATTGCCATGGTGCTATTTGTCCTTGCTTGTTGCTTGGTTGGTTAGTTGGATTCGTCAGTCTCGCCAATCATTATAACTACTCCCACATTACCAGACATATTAACATCTGATTTTGTGCCTCTCATAGTTATTGTGCTTACAGCTCCTGACATCTTTACTACAGCAACCTTACCAAAGAAGACTTGCTTGACAGTAAAGGTTAAAGAGCTAATAATCCCTATAACGTTAGTGAGCAGAAGCGACCGAGTAATGTGCATCATAGAATTCGTAGTCACTACATTTGTAATGCGTTGGGGAAAGGTTTTCAATACAGTTGATGAGGTGCTAACTGTATTCGTAAAGGTATGTGCAAACTTCTTCAGTACGGTATTGGAAACTGACACCGTATTAGTCACTATATGCCCAATAGCCCTACCCACAGTATTTACGGTGCTCACAGTATTTGTGACAGCATGCAAAATGTTCCTGGGAGTTACAACTGTCGATACCGTATTTACTGTATTAGTCAGCTTATGAGCAATAGCTCGTACAACTATAGAGGTTGTACCCACTGAATTAGTGACAAACTTACCTACTCCAAGCTTATATATGCTTACAGTTCCTATTGTATTGGTAATTAACCGGAGATAAGCTTTAGTAACCAATACCGTAGTAGAGGTAGACACAGTATTTGTCACGTGATATGGAATACCACGCAGGACAAGATTAACTGTTCCAACAGTATTAGTCACTATATGCGCAATACCATGAGTTATACTTTTAGTCGTGCTTACCGTATTGGTGATGAGCTTTCCTGTACTCAGCTTATAGGTGCTTACTGTGTTCACTGTATTGGTAATTATACGTATAAAGGTCTTAACGGGTGTTACCACACTCACAGTAGAAACTGTGTTGCTGATGCCTTTAGCAATAGCCCGTATAACAGTGGTTATAGTACTGACTGAGTTAGTGATGTACTTGCTTATACCCTTAAGCACAACAGTTGAAGTGCCTACCGCATTCACAATACTCTTGCCTACACTTTTAAGCACAGTAGTTGAAGTGCTCACTGCATTAGTGACACTTACTAACTTCACTTTTGTACTTAATACAGTAGTGGAAGTAGAGACTGCATTCACAATACCCTTGCTTATAGCATGTACAAAAGCTTGCACAGCAGTTACTGAATTGGTGATCAGTTTGCCTATGCTCTTAGTTACCACACTTACAGTGCCTACCGTATTAGTAACATTGACCAACTTAACCTTAGTGGACAGAACCGTACTGGAAGTACTCACAGCATTGGCTACAATGTGCACATATTGCTTAATGGTCAAATTAACTGTACCGATCACATTAGTGATGTACTTTGCAGTGCCTCTAATTACAATGGTAGAAGTGATGACAGTATTTGAAATACCTTTACCTACACTTTTAATAACCAGGCTAGAGGTGCTAATGGTATTAGCCACAACCTTGGCAATTTGGTTTTGAACCACTGAGGTAGTAGTAATCACATTAGTGACTAAGTGTGTTACACCGTGAATCACATTTTGAGTTAACCCAACAACATTGGTCACATATTTACCTATACCCTTAGAGGTAATAGTAGACGTAGTAACCACGTTTGAAATATTCTTGGCTGCCTTTTTAGTTATGACAGTAGATGTAGTGACAGAGTTATTTACTGCCACTGGATAGTTGTGTGCTCCTGAAGAATCATTGTTCTTAAAAAGAAGGAGCAGGCTCATTTAAGTCACCGTAATCTGTTGTATATATTGTCCAATCCATGCACCCCCACCAGAGGAATCTAATGTAATAGGCGAAGTGGGTGTTGAACTTGCAGAGCCTCCAGTATAAACAACAGTCATATTATGAAGTGTGCCAGATAAAGTCTGAACAAGAGTATCTGCAGCGCGAGTAACAGTTGCCGACGTAGTGTGAATATTACTTGAAGGAACAGTACCGCTTTCAGGTTGATACTCATACATGTTGATGCTGAAAGCAGCGCCAGCAGCACCACCAACAATTTCAAGCAATGAAAACGAAGACGTAGCAGATGCAACAAAGGTAGTATAGTAACGTTGATAAGTTGTACCTACAGTTATGTCTGCAAGTGCTACAGAACTTGAACCATTAAAATAGTTGAAGGCAAAAGTTTGTGCAGCACCTGTGGCTGATTGTGCCCAGATAGACACAACGTAAGACTGTCCCGAAACTAGGTTTAAGAAAGGTCCTTGAAGTGCAATAGAACCTTGCGAGCCAGCAGCGAACGTTACTTTAGTTGCACCAGTACCACCTGTGGGGTCGGTTTGGCCTGTCGCCATAGTTACAGCGCCAGAATAATTCCACTGCCCAGTGTTAGTAAAATCATTGGAATTGTTACTAAGGTTAGTTGCTGCAGTTTCAAGCAAAAGACCTTTTGTGGTGATCCGTGGAACATTGACTGCAAAGCTATGCAGTCCACCACTTGCATCAACTGCAAAGCCACCTGATGTATTACCAAAGGCAAAACCTGGCAGAGCACCAATAGCATAGCTAACCCCATTTTCAGAATATACACCAGTCTGAAAATTGGCTGACAGGATTGCGCTGCTTACCGTAATAATAGCAGCTTTAGTCAATAGACTACGACGAGTTCCACCAAGTAACATTCCGCGTGCTGAGAGCATAACTTAATCCTTCAGAATGTTGACCGTAATCTGAAGATCATTAATGCTAGCAAAGGTAGGTGTGCCCGCAGTAATAAGAACACCATAAAGTATACCAGCAGGCAAAACAAGAGCTTTACCTACACCATCAAGATTCCAGACAGTATGTGTTCCAAGACCATTATCAGGAATTAATGTATAAACACCCAATAAATGTATACAATCTGCTTGCGAAATAGATGGAGTCACTTTATCAGTAAAAGCTGATGCAATAGGCAAACTATTGAACAGGTAAAGCTTGAGGTTCGAGGTCTGCACAGATTTTGCGACGGCGAAGATGCTCTCAAGCACCCCTGAATTCTGGGATGAATTTACTAGATTGTAAAAGGTAAGTAAGCCTCCAACAACATTGCCTGCGGTGTAGGCGGCAGCTGTAACAGGAGGAGTTACACTTGCCTGTGATGTTCCACCAGTTGTAGCCATCAGACTAACTCCCTATATTAGGCCACATCACACCATATCACATATCACATATCACATAATTAACCGGGCTCCTCATTTCTAAGGAGCCCAGCAAAATACTTAGACCGGTACTTCTTCCCACTGCATTGAGGCAAACATACCTGCAGCAGCCGTAACTGTAGAGGTATAAATAGCAGCAAAGGCACCAGGAGGCAAGATAACAGAGCCTTCCAAATCAAAGAAGGAAGTTTCAATAGTCTGCACAGTAATGGCACCTGTAAGACCAGCACCAAAGATATGCGTGATCGTCGGTGTGACGGACAATGTAGCTGCAGAATCTAGCAAGCCCACACCAACCGCACCACCAATATAAGTAGAGCGTGGAGTCACAGGCGTAGTGTGCGTGACGTTAACTGAACCGTTGTAACCACACATTAGACCAACAGCGGCAGCAGCAGGCCAAACCACTAGGAAGGCAAGTCCCACTTTGTTCAGCACAATGTTAGTGTTAGAGGCTAGTGGGTTAGAAAGGCACAAGCCAGTATATGTAGTTGCAGTACCTACAGTGGTCACCTGACCTGCAGTATTCGCACCAGTAAACATGGTGCTACGATAAGCAGCTTCATAATAACGACCATGCAACTCAGAAACAACTGCATCACCCATATTGCCCTGACGCAGGGGTGCCTGAGCACCAGGCGACAGAGAGAGTTTAGTAGGGGGCTGGTTAGCCATACCCTGAATTATCATGACAGTCTCCTTGTCAAGCGTGAGGGATATTAAATGAGGGTAGATATGCTATCAAAGATTGTAGGATCTAACCTAAACTGCTGAGGCTCATCTTGAGCAGGTAATCCTAATGCAATTAGGTTAGGCAGTTCATAGATCTGCTGATTTAAGATGCGCAACTCAAGCAGAATCTGTGCAAACAATTCATTGTTAAATTGTCCTTCAAACTGTGAGGTATCTGTTACATAGTTTGAGCTCACAGAAAAAGGAGATGCAGCAGCCGCAGCTATACTTGCAGAGAGGTTATTCGAAACCTGCAATCTGCCTGAAGAGTCTACTAGTAGTTGTCTTGCATAACCACTACCATCAACACCACCTGCAGGTAGTGGATTCATAGTTTGTGTAACGCCTGCAGCAACAGAACCCCCAACAGGTACATAGGGGAGTGTGTTTGTAACACTACCAATTTCATTAATGGCTACTGGGGTATTTCCGAGATTGGTCGCACTTGGAATCGTGCCATAAGCAACGTCGAGCCGCAGAGTCGTTGAAGTAACTCCACTAGTATTCTGTGCGATTGCTTGGAAGTAGTTGCCATTGATAGGGAACGACCGTGAGTACGGTACACCACCAACAACGTTAAACAGCCATTGGCTTGCAAGGCGTGTCCCTCCAGCATCAATGAATTGGTTCAAAGTAAGCTGAATAGAGACGTCAGAAACTAAAAGAATAGAGCAAGACTGTTGATTAATAATTGATTCTATTGTCCCCACAAATGAGGCAGAACTTGCTAATTGTGCAGAAGTAGAATTAACAGATGAAAAGGCAAAAACAGTACCATTAGATGTAGTAGGCAAAGGATTAGAGGAACTAACATTGCCTCCATCCGTACCTTCAACACCTATGACCAAATTAATTCGTTGGATCTTATACCCACCAACATCATTGGTAGCTATAACATCTCCACCAGTACCTGCATTAATTGTTGTGTTATCTGACACAGGCACCTCCTAAATGAAAGAAAGTGTGGTGGTCATTAAGACCACCACTATTCTACACCCCCACCATATTACGGCGTGGAGATTTTGGTCTGTGTAGTAAAAGCGATCGAGTCGCCTGAGTTTACGTTCACTGCAGTAAAGACCGAATGAATGAAGAGGTTACCTGTAGTTGCAGCATCAAAAAGACCCATTTCTGTAATGGCAAGCGTACCACCAGAAGTAACAGTCTGTGCAACTTGGAAGGTGTCATTCGTCACAGTAGTTGTAACGCGTGTTACAGTACCTGCTGAACGTGAAGTAGAAGTAGGAGCAGCTTCAGCTCCAAGAGCCGTATCTGTAACAGCTGCAGCAGTAGCACTAGTACCCCAACCAACAAAGTTAGGCACTGTACCAGCAGAGTTCAGACGGTTGGTGATGATAGCGGCACCAGCATTGGTCAAAACCGTAGCCAGTGAAGTAAGACCCTTCTTAATTAGGTCTTCAACATAACCAGCATCTGATTTCTTTTGACGAGGGCCCGCAAGCCCAAGACCCGGAAGAGCAATTGCTCCTACATTCGTATTCATTTGAATCTCCAGCTTGAGGCCTAAGTTGGATGCATACTAACTATTAGACAGTCGTGGGAGCTGCAGGATCCAGCGGAAGCGGGATCTGCGTAGGCTCAACAACCGGTGCAGGAGCAGGAGCAGGGGTAGGTGCAGGCACAGTAGCTGCAGTACCATTAGCAACACCAACTGCATTTTGCAGAACAGAAGTTTGGTCTTTGATCTTAGTGACAAGAGCTTCAACAGCCGCAGTATTATCAGGAACAGCAGCAGCAGTAGAAACTTCCTTCAGCAGAGTATCAATTTCGGCAGCAGCAGCAGCCACTGCAGCAGTGAGACCCGTGACGGCGTCAGTCAGATCTTGAACAGCATCAGCCATAGTCGAAATCCTTTTGTGAAGTTGGGTGAATTGATTGTGCATCAAATCAGATAGGAGGTCTTCATTTGTCTTACGCATGACGTCAAGACCTCATGAATGATCAAGCTTAAGCTGCAGGTGCAGGGGCAGGAGCCACATAATCCGGCGTGGTATAATCAGCCAGAACACGCGTACCCGGAGTAAAACGAGCGCGATAGTCAAGCAGCTCCGTATCCGTAGGAAGGAAACGCAGAAGCTGTGACATCGTACCATCAGTAGAGACTAGTTCAATAGAATAACCAGAAACTACTGCTTGGACCGTTTGCCCACCAATCGTAACAGGCATTTGCATCGGAACATCGGATGCAGCATGTACATGAAACTCAACTTGCATGTCTAGTCCCTCTTTGCTAGGTTGTTAAGAAAAGAAGCAACCTTGAATGAGATGTTAGCCACGACAATGTCAAGTCCTGACAAGCGATGGACACCTATTCCGGGTTCACGAAGTTCAGGAGGCTTACACAAAGTTCCACATTCACATTTGTCTGTATCCAGACCAAGTGCACGAGGATGAGGCTTATGACAAGCTGGACAACGACGTAACAATACCACTTCAGTCTCGGCCTCAAGACCAATGGTATACAAGCTGTTTGTATTGTGCGTTGCCTTAGACTTCGCCATTTAACATACCTCTAAATGATGACCAATTATAACCAAAAAGACCCACATACACCAGCTGGACTTTTTTGGTCCTCTATAATATATTGTCAGAACAAAAAAAAAACACCCACCATTTCTAGTGGGTGTTAAATACTTCACTCTACTACTCGTGTTGACGGCATGTGTTTGGCTTAGCGCCTAAGCTTGGCCTGTAAGGGAGGTTAGAACGCCCCTGCGCGGAGAAGGGGGCAGTAATGGGTTGTCGCAAGGCCGCCCGTTTGGTTGCTGCGCTGCCCCGCCGTGTTGGCGATTGGGGGTGTCAAATAAACGAAGGTAGATGTTGCGCCAATCGGGGCTTGGATGATCAGTTTCACCGAAATCCATCCAGAGGCAATTGGGGAATATTGAGTGACGATTTTTAGCGCGTCTCCAGTTCCCCAACGCCCAATTGTTGAACTTGCGTTGTTGGTGTTGATGACGGCGGCATATTCCGGTGAACCGGATGAGTTGAATAGCAAAGACACGCCGGGAAAAACCGTCGCGCTTGTTGTCGCCTTTATCGTGTCCGTGAACGTGTACGTCATTCCGCCGATAATCGGGACGGCGGTTTGAAACGCGGCTGCATATTGCGATCCCGGCCCGGTGACCGTAAGGGCGGTAGAGCCGCCGAGGGGGTCCGTTCCGGCGGTAAGCACCGCTGATGCTGAATTGGTAAAATTGCTTGTGGGAGCCAAAGGGCCAACCACTAAATTGGTCGCTAGGTCGTTGGCGTTGCATGTGGACGGGGCGGGCGAATTGTTTATACCGGAAAATATCTGGTTGATCCCCGCCTGAACCGCATCGTCAGACGTGTCGCTTGAGTATGATGCAAGAATAGCACCCTCAAAGAAAGTTACTGGCGCAGGGCTACTATCTCCGCCCTCTCCCAAAGATATGCCGCCTTCAAACGCGGCAGTATAGGGAGGCGCACCGCTAAATGTGGTCGCAAGGTAGTTTTGCTGTGCGGAGGCCGCTTTCATTTTCCATGCATTGCCGGGCTGATTATACTTGCCCAAAATGGTTTGGATTGACCCTGTAATAGTCGGGCCATACATGTAGACGCCATTTTCCCAATCTACTCCCGCCCACGGCCCCGTGCCGCTGCCAAACGTCCCTGCCGCACCTGTCGCATACGCCAGACCGAACATGTGGCCGTTGCCGGTGTCAGCTACCGTGGCCTCGACATTGCCGTAAGTGCTGCAACAAGCAGAGCCTGAATTGTTGGTATCCACCAACATATATTCCGTCGTCGATGCATTTCCGGTCGGGATGCCGACTGTTGCCGTCCTGTTGCGGTAATACTCAAATGCGTTGATCACCAATTCAGGAAGCGGGCCGAACTGTGAAGGAACAAACGCCAGCGTTCCCATAGACGAAAACGTGCTTTGCGGGAGGTTATTACCGGATGCAGCGGTGTGCATTTGGTCATATATTAACGACACACGGCAAATGGACTGCGCGCAAAAAGTCATGAGGGGCGGCGTATTGACTAGGCCGGAAACCCCGGCATAGGCAAGGATGGTTGTGCTGTCCGAACTGCGTTGAACCTGAAATAGCGGGCCGGTGTACTGAGACCTTATGCGTCGAATGAGGCTATGTGCAGCCACACAAGGCGTCCCCGCCGCCGCGTAAATATCGCAAGGCTTGGTGATGGCGGGAGCGACAGGGCCTGTGAACGGCGCCCCCGGTGTAGATAGATCTTTACCTGTTGGGCCCGCAAAGGCTGGACTCATCAATAAGAATACAAAAAGACTTATGAAGAGTTTTATAAGCAACTTATTCATGTTCTTCATGCTCCTTTGTGACTACTGACGAAAATTATAAAGAACAGAACCTGAATTCCATCCAGTAACTGCAATGCGATACTGCGCACCAGGAGCAGCAACAGTGAACTGTTCCATTACTCCAGCACTAAAGCTATATGGAACACCCTGATTAGTAATCGCCTGAAAGTTAACACCATCCAGAGATTCTTGCACTTCAAATGTGCCAGAAAAAGCTCCAAGAACAGTATTAACCTGTACCTCAAAAGTGTTAGAGGCAGCAACTGGAGTAAATACAGATCCACCACCTAAAGCAGCAAGTGTACCTGATACGAAATTAACAGTTGACATTTTTGCTTCCTTTCTATTTGTTTACGTGCTCGGCTAGCGGGGGCCGGTGTAATGGTGGTGCGCCATTGACGACGTGGCCCTCACTACTTTCTTGGGGTCTGAGCATCTCCACTCCCATTGGCATCCGAAGTATTGCCAGGTGAGGAATTGCCTGAACCGTTACCACTTTTGGGAACTCCGCCATCTGCACCTTTTGCTCCCCCTGTTAAACCATTTTCAAGGTTGGCTTGGTTCTTATCAGCATTGTCTTGCGCAAGCTTTTGAGCTGCAGAGACTTCTGGCTTAGTGGCTCCATCTGGCATGTCTGGAGGCAATTGGAGCATTACACGAATTTCTTCAACAGCCAGCATATTAGGTACAGCAGTAACAGCCAAAGCCATATTATTAGCAGCAGTCGCATTTTGGTTAGCCTCCTGAGCTTTTTCCAGCGGAGAGGGAACGTATGCGTCAGGCCACTCAACATTGACCTTAGACCATTTAACTGTTGGCAGGGCGCCTAACTCCATCATCTTCTCAAGGAAGGGCTTGAGAAAATAAGGAGTAGAAACCAGCTCACGGTGTTGCATGACTCTCTCAGCCCAAGCACCTTTGTCTTGCGTTGAGGCTTGGTGAGAACTCTCAGAACCTACTAGGATTCGCTGTGGGATACCAGTAGAACCAGAGATCAGGGTAATCAGTGCTCTAAAGGGACCAGCAGGATCTGCAACATCAGAACCTAGAGAATTAACCTTGATACCACGTGTCCGGATAAAGCGACGCTGTCCATCAAAGTACTCTTCGACTTCCCGATTAAGGTCAGCAGCACTTTCTTCGTCCAACTCCATTTCAGGATCGAGATCCATCTGCATGCCACGGTTAGCAGTATTCCAGTAGGATTCTGAAGAAGCCCCAATGACCTTCTGTAAGTCAGTGAGATAATTCCAGATGGACCAAAGTATTGGAATACCAAAGAGTTCGTTCTCTAGTTGACCTTGTGCCACATGGATGAGGCGTGACCAATGAACTCTGAACGAACTTTGAATGGGGACAGGCTGAACTGCTGAGATCGTGCCAGGAGCCTGATCTTCAATGCGAGCCAACTGCGGATAGATGGTATACATCTCTGGAAGACAGAACCTAGGATCGCTAGGATTCGTGACCCACTTTGAGATGCGAGCGCTCCGATCACCATAAGCCTGAAGGAAACTAATCTTCTCACCAGGCTTCATAGGTGTTTCAAGGTTAGAAGCATTAGTACCAACGAGTAGGACTGCATATTGTCCAATGTTAGCAAGCCGTTCAAGCCTATGCATAACTGGCCAAACAGGATAAGTCTCTTGCAGATCATCCCAAGCCTTACTGAAGGCTTTAGTGGCTTCTACCTTTGGAGGATTACCATAGATAGCATCAGGGAATGCATGTACAATTCGTTTTGCAATACCCCCTCTGTGATACATCTCCCAGAGTGATTGAGCAGAAATCTTACGATCCCATCCAAACACCTGATAGAAGTTACGTGTCATCATTGTTCCACCAAGAAGTCGAGAGAACAATTGACGAGGCCATGAATTGGACAAGGCTCTAAAGCCAGCGTTCAAGAAGCTGCCTGAACTTGAGCCACCAGTATCCATACGTTGGTTGCTGCGCGGCATCCCACGCTTAATGGTTGCTACACCAGCATCATCTGCTATTGCCATTTGGAGGACCTTCTGAGATTAGTGGTGAGTAGAGAGGGTAAGTAGAGAGGGTAAGTATGCGTCACTATCTTAGGACTTTAATGCCGAGCTTCTTAGCCCCTGTTGTAGAGGTTCGTCCACCAGAATCAGATTTACGTCCCCAAGTACCCACACCAGACCTGAAGGGAACTTCATCTGCCTTGACTCTTGAGGCTATTGCCTCTTGGTTACCATTCATCATACGTTCTTCAATGGCTGCCACGCCACGGGATCTGCCCCACGCCCCTCCTAGAGGTCTCTTGCCTGTGACATCATTATACATAGATGCGGCAGCATCCATAATGTCATCATGGGCTCCTTCAGGGAACACAGCGAACTCATCCACAAACTTGTTCACCCAAGGAACACGTGAGTAATCTGAAGGATCATCAACAACAATTACCACTTCGTGTTTTTCAGTACCCGCCAAGAAGGGCTGTGCTTTGAGAAGCTTAGAGCCTTCTGAGGCCGCTTTGACAACTCGTAGCTTCCTGTAAGGACATAACTGTTTGAAATGTTCAGTAGCGTAGGTGCCTGATGCTCCTGGTTCTTGTTCAAGAATATACTCGACGTCAATGTGATCACCCTCATTTGAAGGCAAGTCTGCAGCAGCAGCAAAGACATCTTCCACTCGTCCAGCTGACATTTGTCCATGTATGCAGCTTTCGAGGTAGAGTTTCTTAGCATCAACATCGTAAGTCCCTAACAAGCCTGCGGTAAAGTCTCCAGCCTCTTTAGTAGATGCCAAATCCCAAGAGCGCCGTCTCTTGAAGCGTCTGCGTTGCTGTGCTGCAGTGAAGGAGTTGATATATTCTTCAAATTCGGCACGTGCAATAAAGCGTAGGTTCTGAACATTAGTGACTGCAGAATCTTCATCACTCGGATTTTGTTGGAACATGGCCTCAAACCAGCGTGCTCCCAGTTCATCAATGATNTCTTCCAGCTGCTCTTTATTGTACCGTTGAGGNAACAGAGGCTCACCAGGTGCCCTTCCAAGAATATCCGGAATGAGCGGATTAGCATGCCACTCTCCAGTGTCTCGATCCTTCTTACCTGAGATGGCGGCAATCTTGATGATCTTGTAGAACTTCCGACTACGTCGCATTTCAAGGCGTTCAATGTGACCGTGCAGATCATTAGTGACCCAACGAGTGGCCACGATGATAACAACCGCACCAGGCTCCAGACGTGTTCGAGCAACCGTAGCATACCAAGTCTTGAGACTCTCCAGATAGTTATGGTTCAGAGCTTCCTTAGGTTCCTTGATATAGTCGTCAATAATGAGCACATCAGCACCACGTCCTGTAATGGTTCCTCTCAAACCGACCGCCTTTAGTCCACCTCCCTGCATAGTTACAAAATTCGCGGCGCGATCAACATCTCGTCGGATTCGTACTGAAAGCTTGGACTGGTTAGCTTTTATGATGTCTTTCACTTCACGAGTAAAGTCAGTGGAGAGGTCCTCGCCGTAAGTACACACCACGACGTTTTTCTCTGGGAAGTTCTCNAATGTCCACAGGGGAGTAGCAACTGTAATCAGCTTTGACTTCCCATGGCGAGGAGGCGCCGATACAAGCAAGCCCCCACCACCCCTCGAAACGACGCTGGCAATCTCCGCACCTAAGTATTGAAGGAAGGGCGCTGGAGTCCACCATTCACAAAGCTCCGACATAAGAGTGGCAGGGGTTAACTTGTAATTACCAATGAGCTGGGCAATCTGTGCAGAAGACAGACTGTTATCTTGATCCCCTGCGGAATGACCTGCTGCGGCTCGCGATATAAAGTCTGAGGTAGTCATTAACGATGTCCTTGGAAAGTGGTAAGTGGCTTAAGGCTTAAGCATCGTGCTCTATGACTCTGGTTCCGTTCCCAGAGGTAGAGGTAGAGGAACTCCCAACCTTCTCTGCTCCATCTCCGTTTGTGGATGAAAAGCCTTCAGACCCACGCCGCACTTGAAGGATGAGAGCTTGGGCTTGCAGAGCAAAGCTGGGGTCTGACATGAGAGCCCGCAGGTTATTGTCAATTCCGTTTGAGCTTGTTCCTTGCGCAATGTTCTTGGTAACGTCTCGCATGAGGTCAGCCCCAGAAGCCCCAGCCATAGCATCAGACAGGGGATTCGCCTTACCACCATTTTGAGTTTCCCCCATAGAGACACGTTGGATGTTAACCAAGAGACGTAAGGTCTCAATGGATTCCTTGGCAGACATGCCAGACCAGAAGTCCTCACCAGCCTCTTCAATCTTCTGTGCAAGACCTTCTAGCAGGCTCTTGGAAAGTAGGAAGTGCTTGTCCTCTGTCCTCTTAACTCTGATTTCCCGCTTTTTACGGTCAGCAACCACTTGAAAGAGATCATAGGCCTTGGCCCTACTTGACCAATAGAACTCTTGTGCATATTCAGACACAGTCTCTAGGGCTATTTTGTTCTCCATAGCCAGTAGCTGGATCTGTCGGATGCCTACTTCTTCTGCTTGTTCAAGGAACCGTTGGAAAAGAAGATATGCTGGCCAAGGTTCATGAGGCAATTGGTTCCAGAAGATGGATGTTTTGTTAGGCCCGAAGGTAGGATAGCCATCTTCATAGTATAAGGAGACCGTAGCATTGTCCGCATCTTCCTGTGTCAGCATGTTCAATGCATGTGGAAGGAAGTCACTACGATAAAAGAAGGTAGGCAGCTGATATTCGTTCTGTGGAATCTGTCTCGATAAGAAACCTACAGCAACCGCCTTTGTGGCCCCTTCCGGCAATATGATTCGCTGGTAGCCTAGAGTCGTGTCTTGAAGTTGCTTCCGATGAATGTCATCAACTTGTTCTTGGGTAAGTTCAGTAGCTGAGACCTCGCCAAGGCCATCATCATACGGATCTACTCCGCCTGGTTGGAACGAAGCGTCCGCATCATCTGGCATCCCTTTGTGCACTGACATGGAATGACCTTCTCGCCTTCTCGGTTAGTGGTTAAGACACATGCCATCTATGTAGCACATGTCCCTCGCCTTCTCGTGAGTATTGAAGTGGTCGTATGGTTATTGTAAGATGTTTATTTTGGTCAAGCAATATTGACCTTTAACCTTTAAAGAAAGGAAAAGGAATTAAAAGGAATTAAAAGGAAAGGAATTAAAGAAAAAGAAAAGAACTATAGTAATAG